ACTTTAAAGTTGAAGTTTAAGTTGATTTCAGATGTAGAAGATTCTGAATTTAATAAGCTACTAAAATACTATAAACAACATTACAAATTGCTTATAAACTATATAGAAAATAATGCTCACAAAGAAATAATAAAATCAAATGAAAATAATTGAAGTTATTATAAGTAAAAAACAAATTGAAAGGGCAAGAAACCTTTACCCATTCGAGAGTTTAAAGGGTTCTATTACAAAAGGTAAGAGCAACATTTATGGAGCATTAGGAGAAATAATTGTTCACGATTATTTTAAGCTAAAAGGATATGTAGTTGATTTCAATTCTACCTATGATTACGACTTAATAATTAATGGGTTCAAAGTCGATGTAAAAACCAAAAGGGGTAAAACAATTCCCGAACCTCATCATTGGGCAAGTATTCCTTCATACAATACTAAACAAAATTGCCATATCTATATGTTCGCAAAGATATTAGAAGATTACTCTAAAGGTTATCTATTAGGATATAAGGTTAAATCTGATTTCTTTGAACAAGCTAACTTCAATAAAAAAGGAGAAGAAGATTGGAACGGATGGAAGTTTAAAGATGATTGTTATAATCTGAAGGTAGATAATCTAAATTCATTTAATACAATATAAAAAAAAAGCAGGATTAATTTTCCTGCTTCTCTTTTTTCAATTTCTTTGGATTGAAGTATATGTCTTTAATTTCCTTTTGTTTGATAAGTTCATCAACAATGTATCTACTAAACAAGTTATCACTTTCATAGTGAACCCCTAAAATTTCTCTACTATCAGCAATCATTTTAGCGAGTAGCATAATATCTTCTCTTTTTTCGGGATTATGAAAAGCAATTACTTCACAAATAAAATATGCTTGAATAGTATGTCCACTTGGATATGCAGGACTAATAGCAGAACTACTATATAGTGGATTAAAGTCTTGATTTGTATAGTAAGCAAATTGATATGGTCTTGGTCTATTATAATGTTTCTTTAGAATAAGAATTAAACCACCAATCTTCTCTTGTAACTTTTCAATGTATGTTCTTTTAAAATCAATATCAATAGCTTTACAATATTGCTCCATTACACTAATAGGGTCTTCATCACAACCTTGTATAAATTCTTTTATATCCTGCCAAGCATCACTACCCATATTTTCTTTTTGAATAGATATTAAAGATTCTATCTCTTTAGTTGTTGATTCGGGAAGTGGATATGGTTCATCCATAAATATTTCAGCATACTTTGAAAATACTTTATCAGCATTATCTATTTGGTCTTGATGCTCCTTTAATATTTTTCCATATTTTAGTTCCAATAAATAATTTAATACGTTCAATTTCATTCTAATACATTTTAATTATCATATTCCGTAAAGGTAATTAATTTTATTATCTTTGACATCGGTTCTATTACATTCGTTATCATTTATTCATATCACATAGAACTAATAGAAGGGATAGTTTTACTACTCCCTTCTTTTTTTTGTTTATATTCGTAATCTGATTCTTTTTGATTTAGGGGAGTTTGGTGTTTTATTTGATTTAGCCATCTCCCCTTTTCTTTTATTCTTAAAATTATTTTAAAAATATTTAATAAATATTTGTTATTCTAAAAAATAACACTAACTTTGTTATGTAGTTGAGAGAGGGGGTTAAAAAGCCTTCCTATTGCGATTGTTCTTTGAAATCTTGGGAATCAGTTTTTAAATCAAATAAATTTATAAATATGGAATCACGAAAAATAGAAATCAAACTTCATAGATGGTTTGATGAAGAAAGTTTAAGCAAAGAAGCACAAAACCTTTTATACAGAAAAGGAGATTATTTTTATGCTAAACTTCCTGCAAAAGTTGATTGGTGTCATACTTGCAACGGAAGTGGCAAAAGAAGTAAGTACGATGTTGAAGGTTACGACATTAACGAAATGATGTATGAAGATGGAGTTTTAGACCACGAGTTTGCAGAAGATTACTTTGGTGGTCGTACTGATGTTCCTTGCGATAAATGTGAAGGAACTAAAATTCAGAATATTTTAGATTACGATTGTTGCAATCAAGTTGAGCAGGAGATAGTAAAACAAAATCAAAAAGCATACAGAGAAGAAGCTAACGACAGAGCATATTCAGATATGGAACGAAGAATGGGTGCTTAACCCGTTCTTCTTTAATTAAATCAAAAATAAAAAGAATCAGTTATGGAAAATTTAGTTTACGAAGCATCAATGATAGATGCAAACAAAAATGAAATCGGAAAAAATGAATTACACGATTTATTGTTTTATCCGAAAGCAAAAAATTTGGTCGGTTATATAGCCGAAGGAATCAAAAGAAAAGACCCTTCTTTTCAATTCTTTAGTAAAAGAGAAAGTTGGTCGGTTTTGAACCATATAGTTCAAACACAATTCAATCAAAGTTTTGGAAGGATAGACCTTGCATCCGTTTTAAAAGGTATTGAGGAAGTAGGTCAGACTTATGAATACTTAGACTTTCTAAAAAGAGCCGAATTTGAAGGTTTGGAAGTATTGGAAGAAGCAGAAGATAATATTATCGGATATGTAGAACTAACAGAAGATTTTGTAGATGGAGATAAAGACCCATACGAAACAGCAGGGGGTTATAGAAGTTGGAAAGCCTTGAAAGGAAGTGTTGGTTCTATTCACTTAAATAAAAATTTGAGTGCTTACATAGAGTTTGAAAGTAATTGTATGATAGACCACTACAATAACAACTTTGCAGGAGTTTCTACGGGTGGTGGAACTACTAAATATAAAATAGGGGAAAGAGTTGAGAAAAGATTTCTTAAAGTTGATACTAAAGGGGTGTTTTGGGAAAATTGGACTAAAATGCCTATCGAAACAAAAGCTATTTCTGTTTGCAAGAATAACTTAGACAGATTACTTAAAGAATACCAACCCGAATTATACGAAGTGGTTAAAAAGAAGGGGACTTATTAAGTCCTCTTTTTCTATAAATTAGTAACAATAAAAATCAAATAAAATGAAAAAATCAATTTTTAAGTTTAAGAGAGTGTTGTCAATGATAACATTATTAGTAAAGTACGATTTGTTAAGACAAACATTGTACTATGAATATTTCTCCCGTGATTGTGATATGTACCAAACGGGTGGAGTAAAAAGAGTAAAAGGTTTTATAAACTACCTTATCGAAAGAAAAAAGTTTAGACAAACATACGGGTTCAGTTATATGAACATCATAGATAAATCAGAGTTCTATGAAAGAAGAAATTTAATTTTATTAACTTCAAAATCTTTTTAAAAAAATGGAAAATATATTACTTATTTTAGTCGGTGTTATAATAACAATTTTAGTATTTTCTTTTGTTATTAATAACCTTATTACTCGTAACATTCAATCAATAACCGAAGACTTATTTCATAAGGTAAATAAGATGCAGGACAAACAGAAAGTAATTGAAACATCTGTTAATTCATTAGGAGAATTATTTATCCTTACAGAGAAACAAAAGGATGAAATTTTAAAATCTAATAATTCTAATTTTGAAAGACATCAAATTAGTTTAGATGTTATTTTGACAAACCTTGATGCACATATTAGAAGCAGTAAAATACTATTAGTTGATAATTATGATTTTAAAGAAAACATTAAACCTATTTTTTCAAATTTAGTTCAGATTAAAAATATGATTGAGAATATTCAACCATCTTATGTAAAGAACTTACCTACAATTATGGATGATATAGGCAAACAAGTTGATTCTTTGGATGAAACATTATCTATTAGAAAGAAGCCAAGTAAGAAAGTTAATAGACCTAATATATCTCCAAAGGCAGATAAGTTATTAAATATGACACTACAAGCATTTATTCATAGTGGAGAAGTGCATCAGTTTTTATCTTTAGACAAGCATAATATAAATGTTATAAATAGGTTTTTAAATCTAATTTATACTTATTCAAAGGATATTAAAGATGAAAAAGTTATCAATATGAGTGGTAATAAACTTACAGAGATAAAAGGAGCAGGAAAGGTAATGTCCGATATATTTGAAGAAATGAAAAAAGAAATTATAAACTTAAAGTAGTGGAACTAACGAAAGAAAATATTGGCAGGGTTGAGAGGTATTTTAAAAAGTACCCTGCTCCAAATGTACCAATGAAGATTAATGTTTGCACAATAGTAAACGACCCACCTAAAATGATAACAACCCATTTAGCAACTTGTAAAACATATTTAGGGGATAGTAAAAGTAGATATAGAGCATTGCCTTATTGGGATAGGTTAATTTTAGTAGGTAAGCTAACAAAAAAATATTACGATAAATTAAATAATAAATAAAATGGATGTAGAAACTAAAAATGAAAAGTTTGAAAGGATTGCTCCAAAAAGAGTTGAAAATTTCAAATTGTCAGCAGAAAGGTTAAGCAAAATATCTAATAAAGTTTATTTTGAATATACCGATGAACAAAAAGCAGAGATACTTAAAGAAGTAGAGGAAGTTTATAAATTTTTAAAATCAAAATTCAATTAAAATGGCAAAATTAAAAACGAACAAAACCAAATTAGTAAAACAACATTTATTAGAAGTCGGTCATATTACTTCTTGGATAGCAATAGAAAAATATGGAGCAACAAGATTAAGTGCTATCATATTTAATTTAAGGGATGCAGGAATGGATATTAAGACCGAAAATATAGAATGGACTGATAGATATGGCAACGAAACAAGCTATGCTAAATATGTTCTTAACAGATAAATAATTATATTTAACAAATATTTACAATAAAATTTTAGAAAGATGGGAGTTAAAAAAGAAACTACGACAAAGAAAGCTACAACTAAAGCTACAACAAAGGCTACAACTAAATCAAGTGAGCCTAAAATCGAAATGATTAAGATTGATGTTAAGGGAGCAAAAAAAGGTAAGATTATTTCAAGAGTAGAGGTTACTCAAAGTGAAATTGATAAAAAACCACAAACGTACTTCCCTAATATTCAAGAAGCACAATCAGAAGCAAAGCACCAACTTAATGAATTAAAAGATAAGTTAGATGCAGAAGTTTTTGATGATATTAAGTGGGAAATTGAATTGTTTAGCTAATGGAAAAGTTCGCTTGTATATTAGTTAATTCAGATGAATCTTTTGGAGATTTAATGAAGGAGAATGAAAAGTTTGGTATTGAGAGAGGTTTAAAGGCTTCTCTTGATACTGAAATGTTTAATAAACTTTCTTCTATGTTCAATCAATTATCTACTAAAGGTTATCACGTTACGGGGTTTATTTTAGACAAAGACAATGGTATAGAGTTTTTATTTCAAAGAGATAAGAACCAAACAACCAAATTAAAGGAACAAGAAATTAAAAATAAGTATGTCTTATAAGGATAGTAAAGAGCATCAAAAGGAATTGGTTAATAAAATTTTAAGTCAGCCAAGAAAAATGTTAGAATGGCAATTTTCAGATGATAAGTCAGAAGTTGAGTTATTGTATTGGCACGAAGACCAACCCGAAATTACAGACCACTTTATTAGTGCAGAAGTTGATTTGTTCAATAAAGAAGTATCATACGTTCATTCTGTATATTATGATGATGGTTACCAACAAGACATCAGAGATAAAGAGATAAACATTTTAGATGAAGATGCAGACTTTGATATAGATGATGTTATTGATTGTTTTTTAGAAGTTTGGCATAAAGACATTAATAAAATTCACATAGGAAAAATAGAGTAAATGGAAACAATTTTTTATATAAGTATTGCTTTACTATTAATATTAAGCATAAAGAATAGAATAGATTTAATTCGTTATCGTAAATCAGTTAGAAGAGCAAGGTTCGATTACGAGAAAAAGGTTTCAATGTGGGAAGACCTTAAGTTTAAATCACAATTTTGGGAGCAGGATAAAAGCTATATTCTTAAAACTATTAATGCGATAGCAAAGAATGTAATAAGAATTGATGAAGAACTTTATGATAGTTCTAAAAAAAGCAATTTAAAAAGTAAGGTTGTTAATAATGAAATAATGAGTAAAAATAAAATGACAAACCTTGAATTGTTATCTATGAAAGAAGATGAGGAAAAGTACAGAAAAGAAAGAAAAAACGCAGTTGCAAGGATTAAAAGAAGAATTGATTAAAATGCTTGAAGTTCAACAAGAATATGAAGAGGAATCAATAAAGTTTGTAATAAGTCAAGTTAAAATTATTGCTCACAATCTTCTGTTTCGTATTTACTCCAATGCAGTCCTAATTAATTTGATAAGACCACCCGAACCAAAAAATAGTATTTCTGAACTAATAAAGAAAGTTTGCTTTACAACTCAATCTAATATGGTTCAAATATTTATGAGTGATTACAATTTAGCAAATATTCTCGCAGTCAATTTTGAGGAAATTTTAAAAGAATCAGATACAAAAGATAAAAGCTACGAAGTAGTAGTTTCAGAGGAAGTAGAAGGAGCAGTTATTGATATTGTTCTAAATAAAAGCAGAATAGAAAGTTTCGTAGATTACTCTAAAGACAAAGAAGTTTATTCTGTTTAAAAATTATCTTCTAAAAAAACATAAATTAGTTTAAGTTATTTTTAAAAATAACTATATTTGTTACATCAAAAGAATCAGTTATGGAAAAGAAAATCAAATTAAGTCAGAGCCTTATTAAGTCGCTATATGCGTATAAGATGGGCGAAAAATGTGGTAAACTTATTGAAGCACACTATGTAGATGGAGTTCAATTTCCTTCTACCGATGCTATGGAACTTGGTAACTACTTTGAGTACATTTGTACGGGAAGTTTAGCAAGGGATGGGCATACTCCCGAACCAACTACTACAAAAAAGGGAGAACCAACTGCAAAGTATAAGTTAATGCAGGAACAGAAAGCAAATTTTGACAATATAATGTCAAATTATGGTTTCAAAATATTATCAATAGACCACCACTTTAAATCTAAAGAGTATTCGGGAATTGCAGATATAATTGCAGAAAAAGATGGTCAGAAAGTTATTATTGATGTTAAAACTTCGGGTTTATTAGAAGACAAATGGAGTGATTTCGGTTGGCATAATGACTTTGTAATGAATAATGATAATTTAATGATACAAGCAAGGCATTATAAAATGTTAGCCTATGAAGAATGGGGAGTAGAAAATATACCTTTTTACTTTATGGTGTTCAGTACAACTAACGCAGTTGATTGTAAAGTGTTTGAAGTTGATTGTCCAACAGAATCATTAGATATGCACCAAAGAAATTCAGAAGGTGCAAAAAGAATATTAGATAAACTATTAATTGATGGTTTTGAATCTATACCAAGTGTTAAAGAATGTGCTAAATGTCCTTTAAAAGATACTTGTAAAGACTTCACAAATGTTCCACCAATAGTAAAAATAGAATGTTAGGATGAATAGAAAAGAATATATAGAGTTTATTAAAACAAAGATAATAGACGAAAAATTAAATGGTAAAAGATTTAACGTAATTAGAGAACTTCAAAAAGAATTAGATATGGTATTAGAAAGTAAAGAAGAATCAGATTTCTTAAAAAACATATCCTTAAAGGATGTTAAAAAGGCAGATAAAAACGATACTCTTAATCAACTCGAAAAGTATCTTGTAGGTTTACAAAACATTAGTAGAACTCACAAAGATAAATTGGTTGAAGAAAGATTGCCTAAAGATGGTAAGGTTAGGTTTATAAATTTGCAAGAAAGATTAACACTTGAAGAATTAGAAGGCATTGATGCTGAAATAGAATTTATACAAAAGCAAATAAATATATTGAAGGATGGCAATAGATAAACCAAAAAACAAAGAAGAACTATTAGACTATATTACTTTTAGAGCAAGTGGATTAGGTCAAAGCAAAGATTTTACATTTAAACGTTTCTATTATGAAATGCTTGAAATGGTAAGTAAAGAAAGAGAAATAGAATTAGAATTAATTAAGTTACAAACCAAAAATTAATATTATGAGTAAACAATTAACAACTTGGGAAAAATCGTTATCAGAAGGGCATACAAAGTACCTTAAAACGATGAATTATGATGCAAACAATGTTCCACAAGAAGTAAAGCAAAAAGCTATGCAGGAAATTGGTTTTGCGTATCAGTCAATGATTAACAACACAATGCTCCAAAATTGTGAGCCACAAAGTATTGTAAATGCAATTACAAATATTGCAAGAACTTCAATAACTCTTAATCCCGTAATGAGATTAGCTTATTTAGTTCCTCGTAATGGTAAATGTGTTTTAGACTTCTCTTATATGGGTATGATTAGTTTATTAAAGAATAATGGTAACATTAGAACTATCAATGCTTATATTGTTTATGAAGACGAAGATTTTAGGCACGATATTGTGGAAAATGTAATCTATCACACACCACGATATGCAAAAAGCGAAAAAGAACATAATACAAGAAGTATTCTTGGAGCATATTCAATCGCTAAACTTCCAACGGGAGAAGTAGATTATTGCTTTATGCCTTATTGGGAAATAGAGAAAGTTAAAAACACTTCTAAAGGTGGAGATTCAAAGTATTCTCCTTGGGTTACTTGGAAGGATGAAATGATTAAGAAAACAATCATTAAAAGACATTTTAAGATGCTTATTAGTGTTAATGATACTTTTAATTCAAAGCTAACAACATTATTAGAAGTTGAAAATGATAATAATGGTTTGCAGGAGCAATACAAAGTTCAAAACAAAAGAAATGGTTTAGGTAATGCTTTTATTGAAGAAGAAGTTGTAGAAAAAACAAATACCGAAAGTAGAATTGCTGAAATAGTTGATTTTACAGAAGAAGAAACTAAAGTTGAAGAAAAGGTTTCTGCTCCAAAAAAAACAACTAAAACCCAAACCAAAACAAAGGCTACTAAAACAAAGATAGAAAGCCAATTAGATAATCTCGAAAATGATACTTTGTTTGATGATGAAGAAGAATTGCCGAATGAAGTTATAGACCAACAAACGGGAGAAATAATAAGTTTTGAAGATGGAGAAGATGTTATTTCAGATGAAATGTTTGAAGATATTAAATCACAAGAGAAAAAGTTTCAAGATAACCAATTAAGAATTGAATAATTATTATAACTTTGTGATGAAGTATTTATGAATTAGTTGTATTAAAAGGAGAATGTTTTTATAATGTTCTCCTTTTTTTTATTTACCAATCTTAATTTTCAATCCACTCTTTTTGATTTTAAAATAAGAATAAACCCCAATTCCTGCGAATACAGAAATAGCAGTTGCTACTAAAACAATTTTCTTTTGTTTATCTGTCATACCTTTCATTATTTTACCATAAAAGTTTGTCTGCGTACCATCCGTTTGAACCTCTTTTATGTCTGTTGTTGTTATGTCTTTTTTTGTATGCTTTTCTTCTTTCATCTGCGTAAGCCTTTCCTTTTGTTTTAATGTATGTAGGATAGTCGCCATATCCAATAGCACCAACTGATGCTACCTTCTTACCATTCTTAAATACATCAATTTTCTTTCCCTTAACCCTGCTTGGCTTTACTTCAACTCCAAGTTTTTTAGCTTGTCGTTTCGTGTATTGAGTAATAGTATATGCCATACCTTAGTTCTTTAAGTCTTTTTCCTCTAAGTCTTCAATTTGCATCCTTGTAATCTTAATGCGATAATATGTATGAATACCCGTTAGAAGTAAAACTCCAATTCCTAAAATCGTTGCTATCTCCTTTCCTCTTTTAGTCTGTAAAAATTGTATTAAATTATTCATAACTATTGCTTTATATAACTACCCCACGCAACATTCAAAAACGTATCTTGCATTAAGGGTTCTAAATTATATCTACTTAAACTTTCTTTTATTGCTCCTTCATTACATTCAAAGTAATCCCAAACATTTAATTTAGTAAAAGAACTTAAATCTATTGCAAAGTCGTGTGCAAATATTATATCATTTGTATTTAAGAATTTACTGAAATGATTAAATTCAGAAATCTTATCTCCACCATCACAAAATAGAATAGTATTCTTTTTACTACTATTTAAAATAAGTTCTATTGTATCTGTTTCAAAAACATTTTCTTCGTAAAACTTTACTTTTTTTACTTTATTTGATATTTGTCTTTGCCCTATTGAAGCATCAACATCAAAAGAATGTATTGTAGTATTATCAGATAGTTTATGATTATCTAAAAAGGTTGTAAAACCACCTCTAAAAGTCCCTATCTCAATTATAGTGTCTATAATAATTTCATTAGAATTTAAATAGTCATATAGCTTATCAAATGCACTTTCTATCTGATAGTGCTGACAAGTAAAAACACCATTTATATTACAATGGTTTCTCATATCATTATTTAAAACTACCTCTAACATTATTTCATTATTATTATACCACCAATTAAGCCAACTCCTAACCAAAAAACTTTTCGGTCATAGAATTTCTTTTCATCTTCAATTATTACGTTTTTCATATCAATAGTAGATAAGTAAGGGTTTGTATTTTCTAACTTTACTATTGGAATACTCTTTCTAAATATACCACCCGATTTATTTCCAATAGTTAATTTCATTTCATTTGGTATAACAATACTATCAACCAATAATCCTTCCTTTAGAATTAATCCATTAAAAGAATAGTGTTCTTTTGTTAAATTAAACCTTTTAGGAACTTCTATTACTCCTTTTGGATAAATTGTATCACTTATATATATAGTTTCAGTATAAGGAACGGGAACACTATCAATTCTTATTTCAGTAATAGTCTTTACTTGTCCTTTTATTTTTTTTAGGTTTTCTATTTCCAATATACCTAATTCTATTGCATCTTTTTGAGATATAATTATTTGCTCTTGCTCGGCTATCTTAACACTATCCTTTGATAGTTTTTCTTCAAAGAATTGATTATCTAATTGTAACTTTCCTATTTGTTTTTTAAATGAAGAAAGTCGCACTTGGGTATTGCATAGTTGCCAAACCAAAAACGCAACCACGCACCCAAGTACGACAAGCAGAGATTTTTGTATATCTATCTTCATTACTGATTTCTTAATTTCTTCAAATGTGAAAGTGCTGAAAAAGTAAAAGCGACAATACCCATAGTAACAAATATTAAATCTAATTTTTGTTTGGTAGTCATTTTAGACCACTTGTTTTGCCCTTCCTTAATTTTCTTATCAACCTTATCTTCTATATAAGATTCAAGTTCTAATACCTCATCTGTAATACTCTTTTTCATCTTATTTATTTTGAATATCTTTTTTCTTTAACATTCCTATTCCTGCTCCAATACCACCTAAAGCAATACCACCAAGAATAGTATATCCCCAACCTTTCCAAAAACCACTTTTAACTTTAAAAGCATAACCTAATGCTATTGCAAACCCTAATGTACTACCTATTTGATAACCCTCTTTCATATAGGTATTTTTTATTTTTTCTTTATTCATATTATTTATTTTTACCTTTTAAATATAATCCATAGCCTAACAAACCTAAACCACCTATTAAACCACTTAAAAATATTGTTCTTTTAAAATATAGTTTATTTTGTGTCCACTTATCAAATAAGGTATATGTGAAGTATTTATTTCTATAAATACCTTCCTGCTTCTCCACTAATTGCATAAACTCTTTAAAACAATAATAGTTTTGAAAAACTTGGCATCCTGCTGAATAATCTCCAATAAATTCTGTATTACCATTTCCATCGTCTGCTCCGTAATTCTTTGCTTTATGAATGTTTATACCAAACATACCACAATCTTTATCTTTTAAGTTGAATGATAAAGTTGCGTTCCTATCGTAATCACGATAAACACAAATAGGTTTAGCTTGAGTTAATGCTCTATATTTTCCTTTGTGAGAACCTATTTTCCAAGTATCTATATATTGACCCGAAGGCAAAATTGCAGTTGCCGACCTTCCTTGATAACTACCTATACCACCCCTTGTTAAGTATTTAGTAGAAGGGTCGGTTGTAATTGCATACTTTCTTCCTTCCCAATTATTTTTATCATCCTTCCAAAATACATAAAGTGTATCATCAAACTTTTTGGGATTAGTATTCTTATTCCTTACCCCGACTATATTTAGTTGATAAGGTTTTTTATAAATAATATACTTTTTAGACTTCATTAGTCCTAATAAGTATCTTATCTGTACTATACCTAAATTTTCAGCATTACAACTCATTTTGCTTTCCCCCTTTCAAATTTACTTGCTCTACCCTTTCTAACTAAAAAATAAAGCAAAGATGTTCCTACTAATAAACCTACACCACCAATAATATATTTATCTGACTTCTTCATTTTTTTACACCCTTATAAATAAAATAACCCATCGAACCTAAAACAATTACTCCTAAAGCTAAAAACATAGCCTTTTTAGAAGTAAAACCACCTGCATACTTTATGTCCTCTAACCTACGCATCCAACCTTCTCTAAAAGCAGGATTACCACTTGCATATCTATCAGCACGTTCTTTATAAATATCATCAAATAAAGTCTTTTGATTAGCCTTATTAATAACCTTTGCATCGAAGTTTGTAAAAGATATGTTTTGCTTTGACAAAGCCTTTTTAACCATTGATTTAGTTCCATACAACCCGTGATTAACAGAAGCATCATATATTATCAATGCAACAGATTGATTTTTTAGTTTATCTCCATCAATCTTATCCCAATAGTTCTGTTTATATATCATAGATGCAGTTTTAGGAGAAAGGTTTTTCATATCCGAAATAGTTATAGGTCTGCCTAAATATGCTTTAAGTATTGGAGCAGAAATACCATAGTTTGTTCCTATCAGTTTACCATCTACCCAATTACCATTATCTTTAGGATTATTTGTATAACCCCCTTCCGACTTACCTACCTTTTTATGTGCATCTACAAAACTTGCCATTATCCTTTATTTATATCTTTTACTTCTAATTCTATATATCCTTCACTACTTTTTTCAATAGCATCAACTAAAATAGGATAAAGGTCTTTATAAGCATCTCCACTTCTACTTCCCCTTGCACTTTTAAAGTCAATACTATAATTCGGAAGTAAGCATCCTGCCGTAGCATCATCTGAATTTCCTAAATGGATTAGTATATATTGAAATCTTTTACCATCATTCTCTAACACCCAATTAGGCTTATTATAAACACAAAGCATACCTTTATGAAAATCATACTTTTCAGAATATCTATTGTGAAAACCACCTTCTTTTCTTAATGAAACTTTATAAGTTCCTTCGGGTATTCGGGTTTCACTTGCAACCTTTTCCCCACTTGGTCTGTCTTGGTCTTCAATGCAACCACAAAAAGCAACACCATCAATAAGAAAAACACCTATTGTAGTATCGCCATCATCTTTTAGTCTTAATAATTCAAACTTCATACTATTTCTTATTTGCGAGTTCTTTGTTAAGGTATTCAAGCATATATTCGACTGCTTCTCTTTCTTCTGCATCAATGTTATTGTCTGCAAGAAGTTGTTTATTAGCCGATATAGTTGTTTTAAGTTCATCTAAACTCATATTTTTTACATCATCAATAAACCTTTTAGGAAGGTTAGATTCAAAAGTTTGCTCAACCTTATTTGGTTCATTTTTCTTTTTTGGTTTGTTCTTTTTTGGTTTGTTAAAGTAAAATAATGCAAAAGCTATTGTCAATAACCCTACACCAATAATTACTCTATTGTTTCTCTGCTCCATCTTTTTTATTATTAGATTGTCTTATAAAATGATTATAATGAAAAATACAAGCCCACAAAAATAAAATTGATAAACCTATATTTAAAATTACCTCTGTTAATGGTGGTACACTCATTGTTAAAAAATTAAATAAGCTACCACAAGCTATTGTTATTAAACCTACTTTAATAGTAGTTTGCTCCCATTTTGGAAGTTTAGCCATCGTACCACTCCTACCATATACAAATACTATAAAAGCAGTAACACTTAATGCAATAACACAATTACAAAAAGCATTTATAATTTTAATTATCTCCATTGTTTCCATTTTCTACTTTATTTAAAAATTTATTACTAATTAACTCAACACCTTTTAATCCTAAAAAACCAAGAACAAAAGCTATTGACATTTGATATTTCATATCTACTCTTGTTATATCTAATATCAAAGGAGTAATATAGTTTGCCGAAGCAACTCCCGATATTAAACTAAAAAAAGTAGTCTTTATATTTAATGTTGCCTTCTTTCCTATAAGTAACAAAGCACCGAATAATCCTGCAACAGATATTCCGATGTTAAAACCTATTTCCTGCAATATTTCCCTCATCATTTATACGTTTTGATAATCATTTGAATAATTTATTAATACATCTGTACCATCATAATACAGAACTAAAGTAGTTATTTCACTTGCTCCTTGTCCTATTGAAATAGTACCACTTGGTGCTTTACAATTACCACCCGATATAGTCCAAGTAGTAATATCAACGGGAGAAGATGATTTCTGTATTATCTTTATAAAATATGTTGCTCCTGCTTGTAAATTTGTAAATGTAACACTAACATTTGAAGTAGCAGAAGCTAAATCAAGTGGTTGGCTATTACCATTATTACCATCAATAGTTACTGCGTTTGCAGTAATAGTATTTGTAGCACTTTGTGGAGAATATATATAACCACCTACTATTGAACCATTTATATCTATTGAATTTGGTACATCATTAGTTCTACCAATAGCAGAAACTAAAAGACCTTGACATATTGTACCATTTGTTTTAATAACAATACCAACATTTTGAATTAAATCATTTGAACCCGTAGGTTTTGTTTGAGTTAAAGTTCCCGTTTTAGAAACATATAAAACATCTCCTTCTGTTAATCCCGTAAAACCCGTTAAATTCTCATTATAAACACCACTTACTACTCCATAGTTATCTTTTGTATCAGAAGTGTTCATTTCTTCTTTAGCAATACCAATACAAGGCATTTTTGAAGGGTCGTCTGCATCAGCTATTCCAACTAATATTCTATTAGAACCACCTATTTCTCCTTTTGAATACAATGGAGAACCTATTGGTATTGTAGCACCTTCATCGTTTCTAACTTCAATCATATTAACTGAATTAAAGTTATTTTCCCAATTTGTACCATTGTATTTTAATACTTGTTGGGTTTCAAGAGAAGTTAAGGTAACATCTGTTAAATCACCTAAAGAAGTTGCACCACCCGATGATGAACCACCACTTCCGAAAACTGAAAAGAATTGGTTGCTACGTTCCATAATTATACTTTATACATCTATCGTTGTCCATTCCGTAGAATCGGGGTAGATTTCTATTAAACTATTTCTTTGTTCTTCTGTTAATCCTGCTAATGCAGGAGCAGAATGTCTTACACCTTCCATAATAAAAGGCATAGCTACTTGTGTTCCATCTACCTTCTGTATTGTTCGAGTAGAATATTTAATAGCATTATAAGTAGGGTCATCAGCAAGTATTGATGCTTGAACTGAAGCATCGGTATCTTCCCATCCTTGCCAATCCGATATATCAAAAGGTAAATACTTAACCATTATAATCCATATTTTGTATTAATATAACTATCTATTTCTGTTTTTTCGGAAGCAGATACCTTATGGTCTATTAAGATAGTTTCAGCTATCATTCCACCAAAACCTCTAAGACTTACTGAATCTCCACCACCGAAACCTAACTTACCATTTGAACTTGGAATTGCAGTTGTTCTCGTATCGGTAGAAGTACCTACTCCTGCTATTGTTTGAGTTAATGTTCCACTATCCAAATCTTTATCCCAATATCCAATCATATAATACCAAGTATTTTTAACTATATCTAATCTTGTTAAATCAGTACCATCATCTCCTAAAAACCAATGTGATTCATCAGATGTTCTTCTTAAATATTGAGCATAACCTTCATTAGCAACTGAAGTTTCTGTATTACCAAAAATCATATGAATATCACTTGTATTATTCATATCTGTATTCCACATAAAAACTGTTACCATAGTAACTGCATTATCTAAATCATAGACATTTGGACTTGGTAAACTTTCAGAGAATAAAAATGTTTTTTCACTCCCTAAAAATATTTCTTGCGATGTTTGAATTGCAGGTTGTCCGTTAATTTGATTATCGAACCATTCGGGTTGATTAACACCCGTTGATTGTGTAACATCTATATTTGTAGCAGACCTATCTTCAATTCTACTTACCTTATTAGAGCCATCTTTTGTTACTCTTGTAGAATCGGCATCGTACCAAGCAATTATGCCCGTTACGTTAGGTAAATCTCCACCTCCACCACTTCCCGATGAACCATTATTAATAAATTGAGGAATATGTACCATATTTTAAGAATAATTTAGTGAGAAGTTTACTAAGCAATCTGTACCATCATAATATACAACTAAAGTATCTATTGCAGATGCACCCGTAGATATAGTAGGTGCAGTTCCACTTGGGAATTTAACTACACCACCACTTATAGTGTATGTACCAATATTAACGGGAGAAGAAGACTTCTGAATAACGGGTATAAAATATGTACCCCCTGCTTTTAAGTTGGTAAATGTTAAGGTTATATCTCCCGTAGCACTTGCTAAATCTAATCTTTGAGAATTACCATTATCCCCATCAAATGTACTTGCATTTGCCGATACCGAAATATCAGAACCTTGTGTACTCCAAATTTGATTATCTACTTGAAGACCACCTTTAAATACGTTTAAATCATTTGCTCCTGCTTGATATATTCCGTATTTATTAGTTCCCGTTGTATGTCCATCTAAGTAAATATGATAAGCATTGGTACAATTAGTAATAGCCATACCCAAACTTTTTAATCCGTGGTAAGTAGTAACTATTCCTGCACCACTTGGAGAAGAAATGTAAATATCACTTAAATTAGTAATTGTACCCGATATAGCAGTTAAACAACTTACACCTATTAAATTAGTATTTGTATTAGTTGAATTATTTATTACACTAATATTAGTACCATCAGCATCTCCATTATTAATTCTTGAATATATACCATAAGCAGAACCCGTACCACCATTTTCAGAATTAATATACATTCCATAGTTTATACCATTTGCTCCTGCATTACTATTAGTAGATGAGTTTTCAACCCACATTCCAAAAGTAGCACTACTTCCACTCGTAGTTTTTGATATACCTAATTTTATATCATCATTAGGAGTTTGACCTATTCCCGTATTACCATTTAAATAGTTTAAATTACTATTGCTATCATAAATACCATACGAATTTCCACTACTAACACTATTTTGTATGTAAATACCTAATGAATCTCCACTACTCGTATTACTATTATTTACAAAAACTCCGTAAGCATCACTACTACTTGTATTAGTTGATTTTATATAAACCCCAATATTATCAGCACTTGATGAATCAGTTATAAATAAACCACCAACACTTTTACCACTACTTGTTGCTACTTGTGAATGAATACCTACATATTCATTACCTAAATAAGTAATTGTGTATGGAGTATTTGCAGTTGCAAAACTTCCTGCTACATTAGAACCCGTTATTGTACCCTGCGTACTTGCTCTTATACCTATATTATTAGTAGAAGTGTTTGAAGTTGCATTAAAAGTTCCACCAAAAATGTTAGTTCCACCACCCGTAGCTTGTGAGTTAATACCATAACCATCATTAAAGGTATTTCTAAGCCTTAAAGTTTCTGATTTAGTAGAATTATCTATATAAACAAGAGAAGAAGAAAATGGAGCAACATTAATACCTATTGTTGTCCCATCATCTCTAATTAAAGAGTTTCCTAATGTAGTTCCATCGGGAGTCCATTTTGCTACATAATTAAGTGTACCACTACCCGATACACCACCACCACCACCCGAAGATGAACCCCCACTTCCAAAGACTGCGAAAAATTGATTATTGCCCTGCATATTTTTACCTTTAATTTTAGGCAAGACAATAAAACTATTTGCCTTGCTTTTCTTTTATTCTTTTATTCCTTTGATAATTTTCGTATGCTTGATATATGTAACCCGTTAAAATTGCAGAAAAGAACAAACCCATAAAGTATCTTTGTTCCCAACTTAAATTCAATGGATTACCACTATCTTTATTCATAACATTATCTATTTAATAAAAAGTCAATTATAGTTTTTGACTTCTTTTTATTTTTACCTTTTAATAATTCTGCATCTTTTTTATTTAAAGTATATTGTTTTGCAATACCACTTAAATATTCTTCCTTTTGATTACGTTCCTTATTCAGTTTAACAATTTCTTTAACCAATGCAGGATTACCCATTACAAAGTTTGTAATTTTTGTATATTCAAACTGAACATTAACAACTGCATACGGAAGTAATTGATAGCTAAACCTTGTCGTTCCATCAAATATAAACTCATCCCTTCTTTTACCTAAATTAACGTGCTTTAAAGTAGTAGATTCTTGGTTAGCATCAACTATTGGATTAAGTACAAACACCCTATCAGTACCCCAAGCTAAATGTTTCCTAAATGTCATAGGTTGTAATAGCTGACTTATTCTTTCATTCAAAGAAAAAGTACCACTTGCGTAAGGTTGAATAGTTATTGAATTAATGCTTAAACTTTCTCCCGTTTGTGAGTTAAGCAATTCTCCATAACCTACTCCGTTTAAATCTACTACTCCACCACCACTACCCGTTGTAAAAGTAGTAGTAAAAGTTCCCGATGCAGGACTTGGAGCAGTAGGGATGATATATGAATAAGACCACGACATATTTTATATATTTAATTTTATAAAATTTCTATGCTAACGTATTGAAAAGTACATTTTTAACTAATTTAGTATATGAATCAATAGGTAGTGTATAATTTATTTCAAAACCTATTTTTGCAAAAAGTACATCAATATTTCTCCTTATTTGTAATATAGGGTTTACATATACTACATTATCGGTTGGTAGAAACCCATTTACGTTAGTTACTCCATTTACAATTTCATCAGCTACTTCTTGTAAAGTAGAATTAGCAGGGAAATTTGGACTTCCACTATCGTCTGAATATACAATCCTTTTAGTAGTAACGGCAGAAACTAATTGAATTAAAGTTGGGTCATAGTTTCGATAAATATTATCATCAATAATACCAACAAAACCATTTGTAGTAAACCAAGGATTATCAAACGTATCTGTATCTGATGATGCAATTCGTTGTTCTTCAATACCATTAGTTGCTTGTGTTACTGCTTGAGGAACATTATCTCCACTTTGCCCTTGGTCAAACAAGTCAATAGTTATTGTATCAGAAGTAGTATTAATTAACTTTAAACCCGTATTATTCGCCATCTTCTATAATTATTAAATCAATTAAATTTGATAAAAGACCACCATTAAGTTCAACATCTTTAAGTTTATCTATTGAAAATTTATGCCAATTTAGTTCGGGTGCATCTTCATTAATAAACTCATTCCAAATTTTTAGTTGCTCTTTTTCAGCCTTTTTATCTTTCCAAACAATCATTTGCATACCATTAATATTTTCAGTTTTTAACTGACCATTATCATCGTATGCTCCACAATTCTTTTTAATATCTTCTCTTACACCTTCTACTTCCTTCATAAAAGGTTTTACTAATCTTAAATTCTTACCAATTTGATACCAAGCAGGAGTTTCCTTACTCGCTAAATAGCTTAATGAATCTGCTATGTTTATCAATTCTTCTTTGGTTAATTTTTGCTCTGCCACTTTAATTTAATTTTGGTTTTCTAATTCTCTTTTAATCTGCTTAATTCTAAGGACATCTAAGTATGCCCTAATAATAAAAGAGGTAGCCACACCGATTGCAACAATACCCCCAATTCCTATTACTCCTTTAAAATCTTTGTCATTCATAATTCGCTATTTTTTCATATCAAAATATTTTGACATTAATTGATTTATCTTTTTAAATACTCTACTACTTTCTTGAAAACCTAAACGACTTAAATTTTCAAAAACACTTACAATTAGTTGTATAGAAATTAAATGAAGTATAGTCCAATAAATAAAATCGTATATCACACCAACTTTATCTTGTATGAATGATAACTTCATAGTGTTTACAATAGCTATCATACAAGTATATATGATAACCTTTGCTACAAACCTACCTAATCTTTTGCTCTGTATCTTTTTACCTTCCTTTATAGAAGCATAAACACCCGTTACGAACTCTATTCCTAACAACAATAAAAAAGCTAAATAAACCATTAATTCTATCCCTAATATTTTATCTACTAAAGCACTTAATGTTCCAAAAGTAAACGACATACCAAGCATAGGCTTATAGTTTTTGTAATGTAATGTAGATTGAAATAAATCTTCCATTGATACAAACCCCCAATCTTTTATGTATTCATTAGCTTTCATAAACTAAATTTTAAGATGCTACAATTTGTGCTTCCAAATTAGTTGCATCTGTTAATATTGTTATATCGGGTAAAGTTTGACCCGATGGAGCAACAAGAGAAACACTTTCTCCCGACTTCAATACTATGTAAGTTCCATTAGCTTGTTGAACTCTACAACCATCAGATGCGTGAGAGTTCAAAACTGCAATGTTATTTTTGTTTTGATAAGTCGTTTCACTTGTTATTGTTTCTGTAACTAATTGTGTAGTAATTGCACCCATAATCTATAATTAATCTCCAAATATTTCTCCAAAACTTAAAAGTTTCAAAGGTTTTTCATTGATACAAAGTATCAATCTTAAATCATTACATTCGTTATCATTTGTAGCAATTATAACTGATACTTTTTTTGAATCAATTTTTTGCTCTTTTGATAATCTATTCAATATTCCTTTGATTTTAGGTTGAACAAACAAATCTGCCTTTAGTCCTTTACCCGTAAAATCAACTTTGGGAACAAGCATTAGTTGTTTTAAAGTTATTTCATCAAACCCCTCATCTTTAAAGTTTGATAATAATTTATACTTTGGATTACATTCAGCATCTTCGGTATAAATTTTAATGTTTAACTCCTTTACTTCCTTCTCTTTTTCCCCTGCATAATGTATAATTGCATTACGCATAATTTTTTTGGTTTCGATTTCTGCATCCATTTTCTCTGCTTTTTATTTGATTTTTACGTTATTTTATCTTATAAAGATAATTATTTAAGGTTTAATCCTCTAATAATTCTCTCAAAGAATATGTAACATCAATCGGAGCATCAACAGATATTAATCCTTTTTTTACTGAAACGAAACCTCTCGTAGTAAATTTAGAAGTACCTCTTCTTGTTAAAAGCGAGTAAATTACATTTGCAATTCCTACTTCTTTTGGATTAAATGAGAAATCAAAAGTTATTTGAGAAGTACCCCCAAAACCTTTAACTAAAGTATCTACATTAGAATTTATAATTTTACCAATAAAACTATTATTAATAATAAAGGCTAAATCATATTTTCTAATCGTAAAGTCAATTTCACTATTATTAGTTATATTAACACTAATTCTTAAAGTTACGTTTGAAGGACTTTTATCAATTACCTTTATACCACTTAAAGAAATATCAGATTCTTCTAAAATAGCAACTTCGGTCTTATAGTAAGTATAAGCACCATAACCAACTAAACCTAACCCCCCTAAAAGTAATAAACTTCTCATATCTTATTTTTTTATAAACTTATTATAACCATAATAAGCAATTACTAAAGCACCACCAATCATAATTAATTTTTTGTGCTTCATCCAAATCTTTTGTAATGGACTAATTTTATCCACTACAACTACTTCCTCTGTTACGTTTGTTTCTTCCATTATCTTCTAAATTTTCTAATTGCAAAAACACCTAATCCTAAAAGAATAACTCCCCCTGCAATCATTAAACCTTTATTTTGTAAAATTCCTGCTTTTTTTGGTTCTTCCATTAATTCTTCACTTGCTCCTGCTCCTGCGTTTTCACTACCTAATGCCTTATCTTTAAGAACATTAGTTAAATCTTTTACTATTGATGGTTTTACTGCTTCCTCGATTTCAGCAGGAGTATCATCTATGGCAGGATTAGAACCTGCACTTAAATTGTTAGGATGAACGCTTCTACAAAGGCTATTCCATTTTGCTCTACCAACACCTAAAGGCTTTTTACGAGTACAACTTTCATAGTCAGTCGTTCTTTTCGCCTTCATATCAAGTCTTTCTTTTCTGTTGTCAAGACCTCTTTTCTTTATTCTATCTCTCATCGCTTTTCCTTTCTTACCAAAGAGATAATCAAAATCTTCATCAATAGACATATCTTCTCCATCAAAGTCTAAATATGGCGATACTTCCAATTCATCTAACTCATTGAAACCATCAAAGTTTGAACTACATCCACACATAATTTTTAATTTTATTGTTACTTATTTATTACTTATTTATTACTTATTTTCTTGGTCTTAAAGCAAAGAAACCTACTAAACCGATTGCTAATATACTACCAACAATGATTAAACCTTTTTTACTTCCTAATCCTGCAAGTTTTTGTCCTTGGTCAGTTGGCATACCATTTTCAGTAGTTAAATCATCTCCCCCAACGATTGAATCTCCAACATCAGCAATAGTGTTACCAATTTTATTTCCAAGTTTTGAAGCCTTACATTTTAAAACTGCACTTCTTCTTGACATACCTTTGTCTTGGTAAAACTGAACACAAGACTTTTTATCAGTTGGAGCATCAGCACTACTACCAACATCATCCCCTCTTTTTTCTAACCTTTTAATTTTTCTTGCTTGTCTTCTTGCTTTTGCTTTTTTACCGAAAAGATTATCAAAATCTTCATCAAAATTAGAATCATCTATATCTCCATTAAAATCAAGCATTTGAGATTCTTCTCCATCCCAACCATCAAAATTTAAAAATTCATTTTTCATAATTACTTATTATTTGTTTGTTCTTCTTTTTCTTAATATAAATAAACCACCTATTATAACTACACTTAAAACACTTGCACCAATAATAAGTGTTTTTGTTCTTTTACTTTTTTCTTCTTGTTGCTTTTTCAAAAACCCTGCTTGTGCTTCTGCTCCTTCTTTATTAGCTTCTGCTTCTAATTTAGTCATTCTTGTTTTTGAAATTGCTCCTGCCATAGCACCTAAAACTGCTCCACCCGTTGCTATTAAAGATGAAGTAACAGCAGGTTCTAAATTTGAAAATGAAAAGTCGGGGTTTTCTTCTAAAAATATCATTTCATCATCTGTATAATCAATGAAATTACTTTTTAAGTCAAATTTAGCTTTACAATTTGCTCCACATCCTAAAGGTTTTTTGTCTTTTCCTGCACTCATACCTTTTAATAAAGCATCCTCGTTACCACCAAGACTTAACCATTTTCGGGTTGCTCTTTTCCATTCAGTCGTTTGTTCAGATTTTGCTCTGTAAAGCCTTGATGCCATCCCTCTAAAGTTGAATCTTAACAAAGTAAGAAAAGCACCTCTCGGAATAGCTAAACCAACTTTTTTAGCACCTCTACCTATTGCAGAACCACCTAATTCAGTTCTACATTGTATTCTTGCTTGTCTTTTATTTTTTCCTTGTGCCTTTGCTTCATCTTCGCAAGACCTTCTTTTTTTACCCTTGAAGAAATTATCAAATTCATTTAATTCTTCGTCTATATAATAAGTTCCGTTTTTCATAATAAATAATTAATCAACATCTAATCCAAATTCCATATCATCGCCATCAAAATCAGAAAATTTTCTCATTTTAGTATTCACTCTTCCTGCCATAGCTTTTGCTTTTGCTTCTAATTGTGCTTTATAAGGACTTGCAGAAGGCTTTGCAATAGTAGTCGGTCTTGATGTAGCTATTGGTCTTACAGATGGTGGTCTTACAGATGGTTTTTTATATATAGTTGGTTTACCAAAAATAGCATTTCCAACAGACGACACACCTTTACCAATATTTCCAAACAATCCCGTACCCGTTGGTTTTCTAAAGCCACCACCACTAATAGGTTTTGGACTTGTACCACCACTAATAGGTTTTGGACTTGTACCACCACTAATAGGTTTTGGACTTGTACCACCTCGAATTGGGTCGCCTAAAGGTACGATTGGTAAACTTGGCTTATCGGGTATATCAATTCCAATAGGTCTATCGGGTCTTAACCAAGAAGGAGTATCATTTGATGGTTTTCCTTCACTTGGCTTATTATCGCCAATATTGACATTAAGGATGCTTCCTGCTCCCG